GCCCGCTCTTCATCGAGCCGACCTACACCGAGACCAACTCCCTGACCCGCACCGGTCGCATCCTGTCCCGTCCGACCACGATCGCAGAGGGGGTTCGCTCCGGCGATACCCTCGGTTACTTCGGTGACTTCTCCAAGATCTTCTGGGGCCAGATCGGCGGCATCAGCTACGATGTTTCCGACCAGGCGACCCTGGACCTGTCCGCAGCCCAGGACGGCTCCGGCCTGACTTCGCTGTGGCAGCACAACCTCGTCGCAATCCGTTGCGAGGCGGAGTTCGCTATCCGCGTCCACGATGCAGAGGCATTCGTCAAGGTCACCGAGAACCCGGTGGAGGATGAGGGCTAATGATCCTGATCAACGTCACCAACGGTGGCTTGGTCTCGGTTTCCGAGGAGCAGGGTAAGGCGCTGATCGCCACCCGCTCCTGGAAGGAGCACAAGCCCAAGAAGCCCACTACCCGCAAGCCTGCGGCTAAGCAGGAACCGGCAGAGGAGAAGTAAATGAGTCTGGCAACCTTCGAGGACGTGCAGGCCCGGTTCCACCGGGACATTCACCCGGAGGATCGCCCGCTCATTGAAATCCGACTCCACGATGCAGAGACGAAGATCCGGCGCAAGATCCCGGATCTCGATCTCCGCTTCTTCGATGATCCTCTCCTGGAGGATACCGTAGTCCAGATCTGCTGCGACGCAGTGATCCGCCTTATCAAGAACCCGGACGGCTTCGTTCAGGAGACGGATGGTGGATACACTTACATGCGGCAGCATCAGTTGGAGGAGGGCCGGCTCACGATCACCCGTGAGGAGTGGGCAGACCTCGGCATCCGCAAGAAGATCTCCGTCATTCACATGGCCCCGATTAGGCCGGGTGCAGTCTAGTGTCTCTCCTCGATGATTGGAACGCTGAGGTGTTGCTGTACCCCGAGATCGTTACCCACGATCGGGACGGCAACATTATGACCAAGGCATCGGATACCCCGGTGCCGTTGAAGGTGTGGCTCCAGATCCGAGGCCAGTCCGGTACTGCGTCTCGACGCTCCGAGCGTCAGGACGAGGGCTGGGAGACCGAGCAGGTTCTGTCCATGCGGCTCCGCCGTCAGGATACGGACATGGAGATCGGTGCTCAGGCCAAGGTGGTCTGGAGGGGAGAGGAGTATGCGGTGTTCGGAGACGTGGACCGGTACATCGGCTCCCCCCGGACCCGGCACGATATGTACTCGCTGAGGAGGTCGTAATGGCAAAGGTTGAATGGTACGGCTCCAGGAGCGATACGTACCGCACGATTGTTCGTGGAGTCCCAGGGCTCAAGGCCGCTGACATTGCCAAGGCCGAGGAGATCCATGCTAAGGCCGAGGCGTTCCTTGCTCCGCACCACGCGAACAACGCCCCGAACCGGGAGCCTGGAGATTCCGTCTCGCGCCTGTCCGTGGAGTCCGGCATCGTGGATGCCTACGTTGTCCTCACCGACGAGGACGGTGGTGCTGCGGCTATCGAGTACTACCTGGCCCCGATGAAGAAGGGGGCCGGCCTTGTCGCAGGAGAATCGTAGATTCCCTCGGATGCAGGATGTGGTGATACCCATCCTCCGCGAGGCTCTGCCCCACGCACACGTAACGAGCTGGACCCCGGACATTGACTACCGAGAGTTCCCGATCGTTAACGTCCGAAGGCTCGGTGGATACAGGCACCGAGGTTACCCGAACAAGATGGATCTTCCCGTAGTCGAGATCACGGTCTACCATGACCAGGGTCTGGTTGCCGCTGAGGATCTGTACGTCGAAGTATTGAACGCCCTGTTCGATGCTCAGAGAACAAACAAGCAGGTTGACTCCGGTTACCTGACTCATATCCGTGAAACAATGGGCATGACCCAGTTCCCGGCTCAGGCGATGGACACCTGGCGTGTCCAGGGTCTGGTCCTGGTCGGCTTTCGTGCTTCTTAGAAAGGAATAAGCCAATGGCTTTCAATGACAACGCGGTCTTTACCGCATCCACCGGTTACGTCTACAAGGCAGTGCCCGGCACTGCTGCAATGACCCCGGCTGAACTTCGGGACTTCGACCCGGAGACCTACGGTGCTCACTCCTACGACCTTCTGGTCTCCGGTGAGTTCACCCTGACCGTGGGTTCCGACTCCACCGGCACCCTGCCGGCTGATGCAGCCGCATCCGCTGTCCAGGCTGAACTGGAGAAGCTCGCCTCCGTTGGTTCCGCCAACGTCGTGGTCAACACCGTGGAGGGTTCCTCCGGGGAGTTCAAGGTCTACTTCGTGGGTGACCTGTTCGGCTCCGAGGCCGAACTGACCGGCGATGCTGGTGCTACTGTCACCGAGTCTGCCACTCCGCTGGCTTGGGAGCCGGTCGGCCACACCGCAGCAGAGGAACTGCCGGAGTTCGGTTACGAGGGCGGTGAGACCGAGGCCCGGTCCACCTGGCAGAAGAAGAACCTCAAGCAGGTCTCTTCCGAGGATCCGGTGGACTACGTGACCATTCGGGCCAACCAGTTCGACATGGAGACCCTGGAGATGTACTACGGCAAGAACGCCTCCAAGGTTGCCAACGTGTTCGGTGTCGATGACCCGTCCTCCGCTGGTGTGGACAAGGCGTTTATGATCGTCCTCGTGGACGGTGATTTCAAGATCGCCTTCTCCTCTGCTAAGGCTACCGTCTCCCGCGACGAGTCCATTGCCCTGGCTACGGACGACTTCGCAGCACTCCCGCTTCGCGCCACCTTCGTGAAGCACCCGGGTCGCCACCTGTTCGAGTGGACCCTGCCGGCAGCGTAAGCTGCTGGGCCCCCAGTTTTCTTGGTAGGTCGGCTGGGGGCCCGCAACACCCAGACCTACCCGCAAACTTACACTACAATACTATAGGAGACCTACCAATGGCTACCTTTACCCTGTCCGATCTTCGCAACGAAGTTTCCAAGAAGTACGCACCGACCATTATCAAGAACGGCAAGGAGGAGTACGTCCTCCAGAACCTGCTCCAGCTCAAGTCCGATTCCCGCACCGCTGTCCTGGAACTCATCGACAAGCTCGGTGAGAAGGAGGGTGAGGGATCCGGCCTGGATCACCAGCTGGCAGTGTTCTCCGATATCGTCAAGGAGGTTGTCCAGAACGACAAGGGCGAAGCCCTGCTGGATCTGATCGACGGTAACGATGCTATGCTCATCGAACTCGTCACCAAGTGGATGGACACCTCCCAGGTGGGGGAAGCCGAGCGCTCCTAAGAGCGCTTGACCAGGCAGGGACTCACCTGTACGCGGACCTCCTCCGCGTGTACGGGGTGGACCTCCGGGACTTGTTCTCGGAGGATCCCCCAAGCCCCAGGTGGTTACTCGGCCTGATCGAGGGACTGCCTCCGGAGAGTCGAACATCCGCGATCCTTCGTGATGCGGAGGATGGTTACGGTTGGGGTACGACAGAGTACCTGCTCGCAGCCTTGATTAACTCCGTCCGAGAAGGAACATTTGTCAATATGCAGGTCAGGACGAAGAAGAAGCTCAAGCCGATTGAGCCTGTCGCCGTTCCGGGCCTGGAGAAGAAGGATAAGCCGGTGAGCAACTTTGTGCGAATGGCACAGATGCAACTGGCTAAATCAATGAGGAGTTAATATGGCAGGCGGACCAGGCGGTCCCATCGTCGGACGAGTCAGGCTCCGGGTTGCCCCGGACCTGTCCGGGTTCCGGAAGAAGGTTGAGAAGAAGCTCGCTGGATACGACGATTACGAGATGGGGGTCGCACCCGATCTCAAGGACTTCAAGAAGCAGGTTGGACGAGCCACTCGGGGCATGAAGTCATCCGTGGCAGTTGGTGCAAACACCAAGGGCTTCCGAGAGCAGATGAGCATGGCTATGGACCGTGCTAAGGCAGATAAGGTCTACATCCAGACCGGGCTCGCCACCAGCCGCCGTGCGCTCCGTCGCCAACTCGCCAACATCGGCAAGATGATCAAGTCCGTGGGCGGCAACACCGCCGTGATCGGTGGTCAGATTGACTGGGCTATGGGCGGTCAGGCTTCACGACGCAAGCTGATCTCGTGGCTGGATCAGGTCCGGAACAAGGCCGGCGATGCCGGGATAGTGCTCAAGGAACTCGACACCACCCCCACGGTGGCGTCGGCTAACAACTCGATCCAGGAGATCGAGAGGATTATCAAGGGTCTCAAGGAGATCCAGGGTGTCCGCAAGGCACTCAACCGCAACGCAAAGAACAAGAGTTACGACCCCCAGCTCCACGATGAATACCTCCGACTGGAGCGCATGGCTAAGTCCCTCCGGGGCACCAACTTCAGCGACTCCATCACAGACATTGACGAACTCACGGATCGTATTCGGAAGTTTGGGGCTAGGGTAGACGACTCCGCTGCTGGAGCGGATCGCCTGGGCAAGCACCTTATCCGTGCACGCCGAGGCATCGATGAACTCAATGCGGCATCCCAGACCGCTAAGCTTCCGTTCTCTGTGTTCAACGAGAACGCGGTTATCCCCGAGACGGCTGATCGCCGTCTTGTTCGCCGGGTCAAGGATATCGGCGGTAAGATCACCCAGGCTTTGGCCCCGGTGGTTCGTCGCATTAACCAGACTATCCTCACCATCGGAAGGGTCACCCACAAGGTGGCTCGCGGAATGGTTCGCCCGTTCGTCTGGGCAGGGCGCGGTATGCGGGCCTCGGTCAGGGGTGTTCGACAG